CAGAAACAAAAAGTCGAGATCCTCAAGCAGCTTTACCTGGAGACTCGGATTCTCATTCTAGACGAGCCGACCTCGGTCCTGAAGTAATGCGCAAACGGTTTGATACAGTTTCGCAGAGGTTCAATACACTTTTCCAGCCCCTGAAAGGGGCGAGAACGGGGATTGCATGCCCGTTTCAGGGTCGATGAATGACCCTATCCCACTTGGACGGACTATCCGGGCATCTCTCCGTCGCGAGCATCGCCTTGTCCAGGACCGATCCCCCCAGGCAACAACCGCACAGCGCACACCGCCCACCGCTGTGGTGGGGGCATTCCCCGCATTGGGCTAGCCGCTCCGCCCTCACCTGGTCAGATACCATCACCGGCGCGCCCATCGCCACCGCGGCAACCACCCGGCCCGCGGCCCCCGCCGCATTGCGGGCCTGCCGCCCCAAACTTGGGAAACTCGTATGGATGACCTGGATCATCAGCAGAACACCCCGTTGTTTTGGTATGCCAGCCAGAAATTGCTGCCGGTGCAGACGCAATTCATCGCCCGCAAATAGCGCCCCCATGCCGTGTCCGCCGCGATCGGCTGATACGGATCCGCCCCGCTGGTGTTCGGCGCGTAACCCAGCCCACCCGGTGGGAGCAGCAGCTTGCCGCTGGGCGGCGTGCTGGATGCCAGGTCCCCGATGTTCAGGATGTAGATCGTGCAATCCGAGGGCAGTGCTGGCGCCGTCACCATGCTGACGGTGGGCACGTATTCCCTCGCCTCCACCAATGGCCGGTGGGGATAGTAGCGCACCCCCGGCCCATCCGCGCACACATCATCGCAATCGTCCGTGTTCGCCGGACAGCCGATATTGTCCTCCACATAGGCGCAGCAGGTCGGTGCCGATCCGCTCCCGTTGTTGGCGCACGGCTTGTGCGGTGCCAGCCAGAGCGGATCATCCATCTCCTGCATAATCATCGCCTGCCACATCGAGCCGTAGCGGGAATCCGGCGCTAGCGCCGCCGGAAACGCCATCGTATAGCCATTCGCGAACCCCTCTCCATTCGGCGAAATGCACGCCACCTGGGGACCGCACACCGAGAATGGCAGCGCCTGCTGATTGGCATACAGCGCTGAAACCGCCTGCGGCATTCCGTGGGTCGTCTGCACCACCCGCGGCACCGTCCCCGACGCTGGCAGGTCCGGGCACCCGGCCGCCGTCGTCGCCTGCGTGTTGATGCGGTTCTGCTCCGCAAAATCCCGCTGGTTAAATTGCCATTCAATGGTTAGAAAATCGCCCTTGGGCTGGTCGTCATACCATTGGTATGCCGCCGCCCCGTGCGCCGCAACATATCCCCCGCCCGAGTAGCTCCCCGAAAGCGTCCCCGTCACGCTAATGTGCGTCGAATCCGTCACCGTGGCCGCCAGATTCGCCCCCAAACCAGCCACACCCGCGAAATCCACCCGATCCCCGCTATATAGATATAGCGCGGGAGCGGCCAGCGTCATGACCACCGAGGCCCCCGACTGCGTGGCCGCCGCCACCGAGATCCGTCCGCCAATGCTCGCCGCCGTTGCCCATCGCACCTTGCCCATGATGCCGCTCCCCGGATTGAACGGGAGCAACGACCAGGCCGGAATAGCCGCCGCCAGTGTCGTTAGCTCATACACCAGCGAGGAAATCTTCGTCACCTGGTAGAGCCCGCTTACCACGCTCGGCACCCCCGCCACCACGCAGCCGTCTCCGGTGATAATGGTCGTCGCGCTGTCCAGCGTCACCCGCGGGGGCGTCGCCGCCGTATAGGTGGCGCATCGCGCTCCTACCGGGTCAATTGCCAGCCGGTCCTGCTCGCAAGGCCGGGCAAAGTTTGCGCTGGGCCGCAGCCCCTTAATCTCCGCCCACTTCTGCGCGCTCATGATGCCCGTCCCCGCGTTGTAGCGCATCCAGGCCCAGCCCGGAATCAGCCCCGGCTGTAGGTCCCCCGTATCGTTCCAATTCTGGGTCCATTGCGTGGCCGTCTGGGGCACGACACTATCCGTCGCGTCCCCCGTATCCGGCAGCTCATACCCCGGAGTCATGGCCGGATGCGCCGCGCCGCTCCAGGCCCCATAGGCGTACTTATACCGGGCCGTGCCCGTGTCGTTTTGGCAGGCGCGCCAAGTCTCATGGGTCCAGTCAAAGTGCGGGCCGCGCCCAGCCGAGAGCGGCGCGCCGTGCAGCGTGCCATCATATCGGGCCGCGTTACCGTCCACGTAGGTCCCGGTGAAGGCCGCCACCATTGGCGTCACCGTCCCCGGCACCTCGTTCCATCTCACCACCGGCGCGATCGTGATCTGCTCATCCTGCCGCCATGGATAAACCACATCATTCGTCAGGTCCCATTGCGCCAGCAAACCGCACAAATCATCCTGCAAATCGCTCCCCGCATACCCATCGGAAAGTGCCCCCGTCACCGTTACCGTCACATCCTCACCCTCGCCACCCTGTTCAATGGTGTGCCAGGTATGCGTAAACCCCGTCGCCGTGAAGCTCGCCGACTCCGTGTATGTCACGTTCGCCCCCGTGGAATCGTATTCCGTCCGGCTCAGCGCGCCCGTCCCCGGCGCGAACGTACCGGTACCCACCGTAATGGCCCCCGTCTTCCCCGTCGCCGTATATACCCCGCTCGCCAGCGTCACGGTAATCGTCCACCCATTGATCGTCCATTTCAGCAGCATCCCATTCCACCAATCGATTGCCGATTGAGCCGAAATCCCGATATGCGAGTCCCGATTTGCCGCCGCGTTTCCGTCATCCGTCCCGATCGTCACCGTCACGGCCGCCGAGCCCGTCAAAATGCCCGAGTAGCGGTTCACCGTCACACTCCGAGTCGCCGTCGCCGCATGCTCCTCAACAATGGCCCTGCGATAGTAAAACCGGTTGTCATAGACGCAGCTAAGCCCCTCCGTCCGATACCGCGTGGCGTCCGGAGCCGATTGCACAAACTCGATGTTGTAGAGGCAAGTTCCGCTCGCTATTCGGTCCGGCCGTCCGCCGGCATCGTGGCTGAGATAGTTAAGCCGGCCGTGCCACGATTTCCACGCCTGCACATTCTTGAAACCCAGCTTGTGGCACCGCGAGAAATCCAGCGTCCCGGCCGAAGAAGCGGCGTATGTATTCCGATCCACCATCCCCGCCACATAGGCCGGACGGTTATCGATCGCCCCGGTGAACCACGGCCCGCACATCGCCGCGCCCGGCGTCACCTGCCCGCATGATGGATTCGGCTGCGTGCCGGGACCCGGACAGGTCCCCGCGATACCCGGATCCGGCCATGCGCTCCGATCGTCCAGCCGGGGGTAGGGCAGGAGCGGATGCGTCGAAGGAATGTGGTAATCCGCCACCGTGGTGACGTTCAAGAACGACGGAATGGCGCTCTCGCTCGTCCGTTTATGCTGGAACGCCGTCCCGAAAAACCACTTCCTCACCGAGGGCCAACCCCCGGCCGGCGGACGATACGGTGCTCCGAAAATGTTCGTCATGGCTCAAAACGGAGCGCTCGCCAGCACGATGATGCTCTTCTGCGTCCCCGTCCCATCGCAAACCGTCATGGTTTGCAGCGAAATCTGCTTCCCGCTGGCCGAGGCCAAATCAATCACCACGGACGCCTGGCTTGTGTCGATCGTGCCGTCCGTGTTGAACCAGGCCAGGCGAAAATCCCGCGTGCCCGGCGATGACATGGTCTGAATCTTGGGTGTGCTCATAGCCTAGCTCCCGGTCACTTCAAATCGTGAGTATTGCGGCACGCCGTGCGCCGTATCGTGCCGAGCCGAGGCGCCGCTGGAATCCACGCTGGTGATATCAGACGCGGTGGCACTGCCGCGGCCCGATGGCAGGTTGTAGGCGGTCCGCCAGCGCGTGGCCATCCACATGGTGATTAACCCTTGCAGGTCCTGCCGTGCCACGGGGCCGAAGCTCACGCGCATCTCGCCATAGTGCGGCCGAGTGGCCACGGATTGCACTAGCACCGGGCCGTAGGTGTTCCCGCTTGGACCGACCAGGCTGAGCGCCGATCCCGCCGCGATGTCGCTCCGGAGCGTCTGTCCCAACAGCGTGACTTGCCCTTCGTATTGGAGGGCGCTGGTCGAATTATACATCGCTTGGGCCAGGCTGCCCGAGGCCGGGTAAAGCGGCGGAATCGGGTCGCCGGTGTCGTTCAATTGCTGGCCAGTGTAGATCTGGGTGATGGCATTCGTGAGGATTACCCGCATCGAGCACGTCCGGTGCACACCCAGCGCCGGCACGGCCCAAGTGAGAGGGTCGGAATAGGTCGTAAACCCATGGTCCATGGTGATGACGGCCTCGACCCAGTTCACGCCCATCCAACTCGCCACGATGCATCCGGGCAGGAGGATGTTCGGGTAGGCGGTCGTGGTATCCACCGCCGCGCCCGTTTGGGCATTTACCACGCTCGTCGGCACGGCGGCCGTCACCGATGTCGAGTGGACTTCCGGCGCTTGCAGCGTCGAGTCCAGGGCCAGCCAGAAGGCGGCCCGGACGTTAGCCGTCGATGAAAACGCGTTCGCCAGCGATGCCACCCGCACCGATCCGGAGAAGTTGGTCACCTTGCGACCGGCCAATTCCACCACGTGGGTGAGCACATTCGGTGTGTAGTCGGTGATGGTGGCCGGGTATTTGTCGATGTAGATCTGTGGCCAGGGGACACCACTGACGAGATTTACCTGCTTGTAGCAGATGATGACGCCCGCGATCTGGCGGTCGTAGAGCGGCGTGATCTCCACGTTTCGGCAGGCCGATAGATTGAGCGTGTAGGCCATATCAGGTCAGGTTGCTCTGGTCTCGGATATTGAGCGTCGGCGGCGTGGTCGCGTAGTTGAACCACGGCACGGTGGCCGGGAAGAAGCCGCGCAGGATCTGCGTGATGGCCTCCGCGCAACTCAGCGTGCTCGCCCTCGTTTTGGGGAACACCTGGCCACAGTCGATCGTCCCGATTGTGAGCAGGTCTTGCGTGTTGTCCCGGCCTGAGGTCGCCCCGCGCTTCGTCGGGTTCCAGCACTCGTTGGCGAAGTTGAGGATCTCGGTGATGGCTTGCGCGCCGGTCCATTGCGCCTCGGTGGGGTCCTCACCGAGGAAGGTTTCGGCGATAAAAACGGTCGCCAGCGGGTTTAGTCCACTGTACGGGTCAGTCGGGACCACGTAGCCGTTGAAAACCTGCCGCGTCTGCTTGAATTGCAGCCGCTCCAGCTTCCACCAGGCCCCATAGACGGGATAGCTGATGCCTTGATGCGAGCCATCCGCCGTCATCTTCGGGTTGCCCACAAAACCCTGGAAAACAATCGATCCCGATGACCAGGTCGAACCCGTTAGCACGCGATCCCGCTGCAACACCATGGGCTGCTCGTAGGTAAACTGCCGCGCGACTGGGTCAAATAGCTCGCTCGTGGTCAATTGGAGCGTGTCCGTGCCCCGGCAAACGATATCCACGCTATATTCCGTGATGCCCCAGGAGGAAATCGCCTGCTCCACGCCGCCATAGGTGATGGTCCAGTAGGTCATTGGCGGTTGGGCGAGCTGGCGATCTGGGCTCTCACCACATTCAAGGCATTGGCGATCGTCTGGAGCTTTTGCTCGTGGCTGATGTGAATATCCATCATGTTCTGGAGGATCTTGTTGATGGCGTCCTGGCCATTGCCGGCAGCCTTGAGCGTGGCCACCAGCGTCCGGATGCCCGCGGCTTGGTCCTGGCTCATTTTCCGGCCATGTGCCCGGCCTTCCTCGGCCTCGATGTCAGCCTGCCAGCCCCTCACCGCGCCGGCTAATCGCGGGTTGCTCAGTCCCGCCCGCTCCGCCTCTCCCTTGCGCGCCTCGTCTGCCACTGCACCCGCTGCTTGTGCGTGGACGCCCGCCACGGCCTTGGCCTGCTTGATCTGGTTTTCGAGGTCTTCGAGGGATTTGTTCGCCGTCGCGAGCTTCTCGTCGGCCTTCTTTTGCTCCTCTGCCAGGCGATCGACGGCCTGTTTTCGCGCTTCCACAGCTTGGCGCGCCTGTTGCTCGGCCACCATTTCGTCGGTAACGGCCTTAGTCGCGGCATCGAGCGCGGCGCGCTGACGCTCTCTGTCCGCCGCCACCCCCAAGTCACTTGGCCCGAATATGCCGGCGGTGTACACTGGCGATGCCAATGCGCGCTCCGCGTCTTGTTTGGCCAAAATCGCTTTGGGCAGCTTGGCCTCGTTCGCTTTTAGCTCGGCCGCCGCCATCGCGGCTTCGGACTGCCCAGGCGCGCCGGGCTGGAGAGCGTTATGATAGGCACCCCTTGCCGCCTCCGACTTAGCCATCGCCTCCTTAGCCGTGGCCTCGGCCTTGTTTCGGTTCTCCTCCATCTGCTGGATGGAATCCTGCTCGGCGGCGAGCTGCTCTGCCGTCTTGGCCTTGCCGAAGCGCCGCTGCACGTCCGCTTCCGCCATTTTATCGCCGTTGGCCGCCGCCATGGCCTCTTTTTCCTGCGCTTCGAGGATCTTCATTCGGGCGTGCTCGATGGCTTCGAGCACAGCCCTTTCGCGGTCTTCCGCCGCCTTCACCTGATCCGTTGCCGTCGCGATTTCTTCGAGCGTCCGCGCATAGTCGGCCGCCGCCGTGATTGCCTTCGCAGAGTCGTCCTGCCCCGCCCTCCATACCTCTGCCGATGCCTCGGCAGCTTCCTTGTATTTCTCCCTGATTTTCTCGATCCATCCGGCGAGGACCTTGATCCCCTCGACGAGCACCGCCGTTCCCCCGGCCGCCGCGCCAAGGGTGAACATCATCGCCTGGCCAAGGCCCGGAACCACCTCACTAAGCGAGTGGAAGATCTTGTGCAGTTGCCGGTGGCTAAACTCGTTCTTTTCCGCGTGCTTGCTCGCTTCTTCGTTGGCTTTTCCCTCGTCAACGGTCCCCTTCGTCGCCCGGTCCAGGGCGGCTTGCACCTTATCCGCTCCGGCGGTATCCGCCAGCGTGCGAATCAGAATATCCAGGGCGTTGTCAGAATCAGCCATAACTCGGTCCGGTGAACTCGTAACTGAAGAACGATGACTGATCGGACTGCGGCGCCGGCGTAAGCGCCGTCAGCGCCGCGCCCAGCAAATGCAACACCGTGGCGCCTACGGTGATTTGCAGATCGATGCTGGCCTGGTATCCGGCGAAAACTGCCGCATGCGTGGCCACGAAGGAAACCGCGGTGGCGGCGCTGGCGTGGATGCGGTCCACGTTGAACTTGAGCGTCCAAACCCCATTGCCGCGGTCCGCCACGAACTGCACACCCGACATCGCCAGTGCCTGAATGTCCGGCGTCTTCCGAAATGCCGGCTGGTACCCGGAGATGCGCTCACCCGTGTCCGTGGTGGCGTTCTCATCCGCAAGCACGGAGTAGCCTCCGCTGCCCGCCGGCGTTCGGTATTCGACCTTCATGTCAGGCCGCCAGGGTTGCCGTGGGCGCGGGCTGCGTGGCCAGCCACGCCTGGTGGCCGGCCAGGGCATCCATGGCCGCCGTGAGCCGCACCCGCAAGGGCGCCACGAAGGGCGATGCCCCGTGATGGGCATCCGTCAGCATTCCCGCCACGGCCTTATCCAGTTCACCCAACACGGTCGCCATCGTCTCAAGTTGTTGCTTATCCATAGTGTTTTGTTCCTATCGCTAGTGAGTTTCGCGGGTGTTAAGCCAGCGTGATCCGCGCCGCCGGCGTCGTCAGCGACGTGATCATCGCGAACTCGCCGTGTCGGTTGACCTTGTTCGAGAACAGGAATGCGCCCTTATTCAGCGATGCGCCGGCAATGGTGCAGGAAATCGAGGTCCCGCTCCCGCCCAGGCCCACGCCCGGAGCGGTGATGACGAAGCTGTTCGCCCGCGACGACATCCGCGTGCCGACGCCCATCGATGCACCCTGCAAGCCCAGTGCGGTCAACAGTTGCGCGCTCGTGGGCTGCTCCGGTTTGAATTTGCAGGCCGCTCGGTAGCCCGAGATCCGATGGTCCACCGTGAGGTTGCCCATCTTCACCGGCGTGAGCTTGACCTCATGCTCCACGGAGAAGCCGTCCTCGGCGAAGAGCGTGGTCCAGCCCGTGACCGCGCCCCAGGCCGCCGTGGCGATCGCCTCCTGGTGGGTCGTCGGGTAATCCACCTGCGACCAGGTGGCGCCCGTGCTCTGGACGTAGAACGCGCCCGTGTCGGTGGTTTGCGCCGCCGATCCGATGTAGCAAGTCCATTCGACCGAGCCGTAGAGGGACTTCCCCAGACCGAAGAACAGTCTCGCCGGCTTGGTGACGCAGCCGCGGGCAAAGATGTACATCTCGCCATCCGAGCCGATCACCGTCACGTAGCGGTTAGCCGAGCCGCACACGCGCCCGCCCGCCGTCGTCCAGTTGACGATGCCGGCCGGGACGATGGCCCCGGCCACCGCCGTGGTCCAGATGGCCTTGGGCTGGCCGACGATCTTCCAGGTCAGATCGGTGATGGTCGTATCCTGCTCGCCACCCACCGAGGACGGGACCGCCCGCTCTCCGATGACCGGCTCGATAGTGACATCTTCCTCAGTGTAGATGGTGGCCGCGCCGCTCTGGGTCAGGCCCGCCGAGGTTGAGTTGTCGATGATTTTGCACGGACCGCCGACCGTGATTAAGCTGCTGTCAATTGCTGTTGCCATACGTTTTTATTGAATCGTTCGAGTTTGGACATGCGAGGGCAGGCGGTCACTCCGCCACGCGGCCCACGTAATAGTTTGGCCGGTGGTCAGAGCCACCGGCGCCGAGTAAAGCACTGCCGAGGCCACGCTCTTGCCGGGGAGGTAGCCATTCAGGGTATAGTATATAGCGGCGTCCGGAGTGTTGGTGCCGTTGGCCAGCGTCCAGGTGCCATCCCCCACCGCCGAAATGAGCGGCATATCACACCTGGCCGTGGATTGATGCTCCCGCCGCAGACTCAGGCTCGCCCGGTAGACAATCAGTCCGCCACCCTCGACAACATCCCGCGCCGGGCGCACCGTGCCGCTCGCCGGCGTCAGGGCGCTGGAGAATCCCAGCAGCCAGCCGAAGGCGAAATCCAGCACCGCCTCGGCCAGTTCCTCCGCTGAGGTGCCGGTCCCGGCCGTGCCCATATTGATATTCCGCTCCTCGATCACCACGATCCCCAGGGTCAGATTGCGCTGGAGGCTGTTGGGCTTGTCGATGTCCAGTGAGGGCATCTCGACATAGATCCCGATCCCGCTCGGCCCGCCCGCCGTCCGCGGCGTGAGCCAGAGCGCGTCGAACTCCACTTGCGACTGGGCCAGGAACTCGCGGGCCATCACCACGTTGTAGGCGGCGAAGAGATCGCAGCTTAACAGCCCGTTAAACACGTATTCCTGGAGGCTTACAATGTTGCTCTTGGTGCTCATCGATCGCGCTTGATGACCGCCGCCAGCACGGCCTTGTTGCTCTCGGCGCGGTATTCGTCCATGTCCGGCAATACGCCCGGATTCGGCCCTTGCAAGACCGAGGAAACGAGCTTGAACAGGAAGTGCAAGGTACCTGCCTCGCGCCGTTTCCAGTTCCCGCCCATGCCCCGGATGGCCTTGGCCCGCTCGCGCTTCTTCATGCCCTCGGTTTCATCCTTCTGGACGAGGTACGTTCCCTTGGGCGTTTTGAGGGCGAAGATGCCGGGGAAATCGCTCGCCACATGGCCGTAGGCGACCGGAGAGATGGGGATGGTCAACGCCTTGGCATTCACGGGGCTGATTGGCCCGCCAAAGAACCGCTGGCGCACGCCGATCTGATTGATCGACACCACCGTGCCCTCGGGCACGCGGCGCCAGCTAGTCGCCTTGGCCGCCCGCGCCCAGAAGTTCGTGGTAGGCCAGCCCCGCTTGTTCTGGCCCAGATCCCGCAAATGCGCGCGCGTGAGATTGGCGCAGGCCGGCCCCACGGCCGCCGATAGCCGGCCTGGCGTTAGCGAGGCCCGCAACGCGTCCATCCGCGGTGTGGCGTCGTTCCGAGTGACGTTGATGGTGATGCTCATGACTCACCCCCCAATCCGAACAGTTTGGCGATATCGAGGATCTTGGGCTTCACCTGGTCACCCTCTTCGAGCAATCCCAATGATTGCGCGTCGTCCCTCGATACATCATCGGTCCACATGCCCGAGTTGAAAGCGAAGGGCGGATAGGGGTTATCGAGGGTATCCGTATAGCCGCCGGCGCCCTCACCGAGTTGCTCCCAGATCTCGCTGCTCTTGAGCGCGCACATGCGTCCGTAGAGCCCGAGACAGGCATTGGCCTGGGCATCGCCCGCCACCTGGGCCGCGATCCTCCAGCGCTGCTCCCAGTCCCGCGGCGTCGATCGCTTCTCGTAGCGGACCAATTCCCACGCCGGATAAAGCTCGATCACGTCCTCGTCGAGATTGGATTGCACGTACTTGCCCGCGCCCTGGGCCAGGTCGGTGTTGGTTTTTACCACCAGGTTGAGCCGCGCGTCGCTGCTCAGGTCCTTGATCGTGCCTTTGATGTCTTCCGCCGGACGATAGCCTTCCGATCGGAGCGCATTCCGCAGCGCCTCCCGCGCCGTGGCCGGATTGTGTCCGGTGATGACGGTCTTCGTGGCGCCGGTTTCATCGGTCCTTAGCTCCTGTTTGGGCTGGATCACACTGGCCAACGTGCTCTGGATTCGGTCCAGGTAGCCTTCCATCATCGTTTCAGCGCTGAACACGCTCTGCCGCCGGATGGCGGCCGAGATCTGCTGTTTGATGGTGGCGCTGTCCAGGCCAGTCGGCAACGTCACCCTGGCCAGCCACTGGTCAATGGCCTCCGAGAATTCAATTGGGGTGACGATATCCATGGTATCAGACGCCGTCTTCGTGCCGGGGGCCAAAGGTGTGGCGCTTGCACCCGATTGCTGGCGTCGTGGTCGTGCCCACTTGCACGTGGGAAATTGAATCGAGGAACGTCCGGGCCTCTTTGGCTGCCTCCTGCCGCTCGCGCGTCTGGATGGCGGGCATCCGGGGAACACCCGTGGAGATAAACCGCCACATGGCGATCGAGATGGCCCGGTCCTTGAGCCCCTCGGGGATGGTGCCATCGTCGCCCAAGTCACGGTTGCTGAGGATGTACGCCTGCCGCACCATGAGCGTGACTTGCGCGCAGATGTCGCTCAGGTCGTCCACGCGCTTGATGCCGGCGATCGTCAGCCGCTCGGCGCTCGTCGCGCTGAACACGTCGGTATCCGCGAGTTGAATCCAGTTCTCTGCCATTTTGATTCCTGTTTGTTCGTGGGAAGAACCGGCGGCGTGGCCATCCCCATAGCCCCGCCGCCGGCCTGCTCCAAAACCGCTACAAGTTCGGCACGCTATAGATCATGCCGTAATTCGTCCAATTGGCCGACGAATTGGTGATGGCAGTGATGATCAGGGCCACGAAGCCATCCAGCGCGCCGCGCGACCAGTTGGTGGCCGCAAACTGGTTAGTCGTGCTCCCGGAGCTCACCACCTTCCACTGCCACACGTTGGTGGACCATGCGTTTGTCCCGTCCACCGAGGGCGAGATGTAGTAGGTCTGGTACCCGTTGGTTGATAACGGATTCACCCATTGCGCCTGGATTGCCGCTCCGCGGCCCTGATAGAGCGGGATGTAGTTGGTCAAGGCCACGCCCTGGCCGTTTGTCAGCACGGTGGGCAGGTTGGTTATCGACACCAAGGCGGTCGGATAGCCCTGGCTGTCAGCGGCCTGCGCCGGTGGCGGCGAGGCCGTGAGGATCATCGCCATCAAGGCGGACGTGTAAAGGCCCGCCGTCAGCAGGCCGCGTTTTGGTTTTATATTCATGTGTTTTCGTCGTAGCGGCTCCCGCGAGGGCTCCGCAGTATGGTGTTTGGTGGTTGCTGTTACTTGATGGCCGCCACGGCCGCCGTGTTCGTCACGGCCGGCAGGGTCGTCCAATCCATCTTGAGGACCTGGTCCCGTTGGTCCTCCGTGGTGTAGGACCCGCTCCGGAAGAAGCCGCCCATGCGGGCAAACGTCTTCATGAACGACGGATCCATCCGGTTCGGCGCCGAGTTGCTGGCGAACACGATGAGGATCGAGTCCAGCAGGAACTGGATGTTCTCGGTCGTGCCGGGAGCCGACTGGTCGATCACCATCATGCTCAGCTCGACATCCGGGTTCGTGATAAACAGCCCGCCCACGTCCTGGATCGTCGGCGACACAATGCCCAGCGAGCCCTTGTTGGCGCCCGTGGTCACCTTGTACCGGCTGGTGACGTTCGGGTTGTTCCGGAACTGCTTGAACTTGGTCGTCCCGAACAGGACCTTCACCGGCGCGCCGTTCTTGCTCGCCTTGGCCACGGCCAGGATCATCGCATCGATGATCGGCACCGGGTCGAGTTGGGTGTTCGTGAAGTCCACCGCCTGCGTGAGCGAGGAGGCCAGCGCCGCCGTCTGCGCGTACTGCACGATCTCGTTTTCCAGCGCCAGGGCCGAGGCATCGGCCAGCACCGTCTGCGCTTCCATCAGCGCATATTGCAGGCCCTCGTCCGAGAGCTGCTCCACATTCGGGATGGGGAAGTCCAGCGCGTTCGGTTCGAGCGTCTGGCTGATGTCGTCCGCCGCAAACCCCAGCACCGTGGCCTTGGCGCCCGGCTGGCGCTTGGTGTTCGGCACCCGGTAGCGGTTGTCTTCCGTGTACTTCTTGTACCGGAACGTGATGTCAGGCACCTCGCAAATGGGCGCGAGGAACTGACCAATCGGCCGGATGGCCTTTTGGCTCGCCGTGATGGCGAAGTTTTGCAGCAGCGGGCTCGTCGCCAGTGCCGCTAGTCTTGATTCTGCCATAGTCTATTGTTTCTTTCTTTGGTGGCGGGGCCAAGGGGCTCCGCCGTTATGGTTGTGATTTCGGTTACAGCGTGACGGCGATCGGGCCGACAAAGCGGCACAGCACCCGCTGCCCCGCCACGCCGACTTCCTCGGCGATGGCCCAATAGTTGGTCGCCCCGCTCGACACGGCCGGCTTGACCAGACGGCCCCAGTTCGTCGGGCTCAGCGAGAGCATGTCACCGGGACTGCACGTGCCATCGAGCAGGACTCGGCAGTTGCCGTCCGCGCGGGGCACCTCGGCCGCCACGTTGTTGCCTGCCACATCGCCGCTCGCGCCGATCCAGGGCGCCATGTCGAGCACCGTTGTGGGGAGCGCGAAGTTCGCCACGCCGTTGTTGTTCACGATCTTCCACAACAGGTTCTCCTTGCCCGTCAGGTCGACGCTGGCCGGAAGGTTTATGTCGCCCTGCCGAGTATTGCTCTGGCCGGAGTTCAGAATGATGTTCATATTTTCTTTGTGTTTCTCGAAGCGGCGGCTCGTCAGAGCGCCGCATTATGGTTGGGGTTGATTGCCTAGCTCGCGTTCGCGGCCTCGTTCTGCGCCTGGCGGATAGCCGTGGGCAGCGTGTTCCCCACCTGCTTCTGGATTTCCAGCGCACGATTCATGATCTTCGTCGCCTTGGCCTCGTCGCCCTTGGCGTCCGGTTCCGCCACCGTGCCGGGAGGCTTGGTGTCGCGATTGTGCAGCCGGGTCTGCCCCGTGGCTCCAGCGGCCGGGTTCTTGGCCAGGCCGGGAGTGAATCCGAAATCGGCCAGGGTGGCCGTCCGGTCCTCGCGGTTCTTGAGGCCCAGCAAGACCGGGCGAAGCCGGTTGCGGACCTTGTCCTCGGCCTTGATGCCATGCGCGTCCATCATGCCGTCGACCTGCTCAGCGAGCAGGGTTTGGTTGTTGGCCTCCAGTTCGGTGGCCCGGTTCTTGAGCGGCGTGAGTTCGGCTTCCGCCGTCGTCGCCCGATTCTGCAACTTGGTCACCTCTGCCAACACGCCCTCTTCAGACGCGTCGGCGGACAATCCAAGTCTCGTAGCTACTGACTTCATCAATTTTCCTTTGGTTTCGGTTTGTTTGTCCGCCGGGGCATCCGCGCCCTGGCGAAATTGTTCTCTGCGATTCGTGATCGGGCGCCCGCCCTTGTTGTTAGGCGAGTTAGTGAGCGTCAGCCCGTCCAGCCGCATCGGCCGGATCCGCCGGGTCTCACCGCTGGTGTTGAGGATCTCGAGATCCGCCGGGTCATACTCCGTGGAGAAAAAGCGATAATCGCCGCCGTCCACAGCCGGCTGGCCTGTGGCCGTCCAGCGGATGCGGCCGTAGATGCCATCCGCGCGCGCCTGCAATCGGTTGAGCCACCCGTAGGCGAGAGATTCCTTGTCCTCCTCGTGCTTGAAATGCTCGTGGTCCACCAGCATCTCCGTGCCGTGAGACAGCTTGCTGGCATCGGCATCCGTGTTGAACCGGTTTACGATGTTCTCGATCGCCTCCGCATCGACCACCTGCATTACGCGGCTGGCCTGGTTCGGATGCTCGCCCGCCGGCTCGATTTGGTACCAGCCATCGGTCGGGTGCTTAAACTCTCGGTTCAGAATGCTCGGATTCATACGTGTCTATTGCTTCCCCTTCAGCCCTTGCAGAAAGGCCCCGGCAATCACCGGTTGCAACGCCCTGGCCGCGCTCGGGTCCGCCAGAAGATCCTGTTTCAGCTTCGGGAAATCATCCAGGAATGCCTGGAGCTTGGCCGTGAAGACGCCGTCATCCTCGATGGCTATAATCTTTTCCAGCCGCGCGAAGACGTGGCTCAGGTCCTCCGCCACGGCCGTGGCCACCGAGGCTTGGCCGGCCTTGACCTCCTCGCGATTGCGCATTACCTTCCTTTCAGGGCGAAGCGGTGAGGCCGTAGAGGTTGGGGTTGGCTTGCCAGCATCAATCGTCGCCCGATTCTTAAACTTCACGATGGACACCGGCACCAATTGCTTCCGTTTGGTGCGCACCTCTTCGACTACCACCGTAGTGCCCGCCGATTTGCGCGTGTAACGTATCCCCTCGCGCCCGATCCCTGTCCGCCCCGCGTGCTCAATCGTATCCGCCTTCGAAATCGTCTCCGGCAGCGCCGCAATATCTTCCCGCGTCACCGCCACCTGGCCCCGTGGCATTTCCCTTGCTGGGTTGCCGTGCTCGGAATGAATGTGCCGAAGTGCGTAATTGTCCACCGCGTGGGTATGCCCCGAAACATCAATCCCGGTCTCCGCCTTCACGCGCTCCGCCTCGGCCGCATCCACGGCACGGTACGCCACCACTTGGTGATCCTGTCCTCCTGGACCAAGGGACTTATCATGAAAGGCCGCCAAATCCGGGCCGCTGGCAAACTTGCCGCCCTCGTCATGGTTCGGATTGCCGCCGTCGTTCAAAATCAACCACACCGCCCGGCGGTTCATGATGGGAACGGCATCCGGATCATCCGGGGAAGTCTGTTCGGGATCGGCCGCCTCCGGCTCTTCCGCTTCCTCGATCGGATAACCCAGCTTCTCGCTCAGCCACGCCGTCTCCACCTTCTTGCCCGCCTGGCTGAGCGTCAGCACGTTCTTGCAAAGCTCGGTGGATGCCTCCTCTTCCTCGTCCCCAAATAAGAAATACACCAGCGCCGGCTCGCCCGGATGCTCCCGTTCCAGCACCTCAACGTCGAACTGAGCCTGCATCAGCTCCGATATCTCGCGCGCCCGTCCGTTGGCGATCTCGTTGAACGTGCTCTCATGCGCCCCGCCCGCCAGTGTGCCGCTGCCAGACTCCGCCAGCATCGTGAGCCGGCCGCCGGTCCCGGCCATCACCAATTGCTCATCCAGGTGCTTGAGCCGCGGGGTGAAGGGGTCCACGCCTCGCGGCGCGTCGTTCGGCTTGTAGTCCGAGCCGTTCGGCAGGGCGCCGCTCCCGCCCTCGGCAATCAGCTTCGCCGCCGCCTCATACTCCGTTTCCTTGCCCGATGGCACATTGCTCGGCATGGTCACCACGCCGCCGGGGATGCCGTAGATCTCGAGGAAACCGTCCCAGTCCTTTTCGGCCAGGTTGGACCGGATGAGACCGATCAGCCCGATCTCATCAATCGGCCTCGCACATTCGCGGACCACAAAGTCTTCGATCGGCAGATTCTCACCACCGATGGCGAACTCTTTCCCCAGAAACGTCAGCGGCTGCGAGGTGGACCGGCTGTCCGGGTTCCAGAACCAGTTCCCCTCCAGTCCATCCCGGCAGACGCACCATTGATTCAGCGGCTCGAAATGGCACACCGATCCATCCGCCGCGCGGTGCTTCTGGAGATGCGCGTAGCCTCGGAAATCGGCGCTATGGAGATGGACCATGGCCGCGCGGAGGTTGTCCACGCGCTCGTAAGCCGCCACTAGAGACCCCTTTTGCGCCTCCGCCTGCTCCGGCGTCGCCCCTTTGGGCAGCGTGGCCTTGATCTTGATCTGCCAGTCGAACTCTTTCAACGGGGCTTCGCACCGCGTCACCAGCGCTGAAAGCGTCGGATAGCGCCGTTCAATGAACCGGAACGCCCATTGCAGGTAGGCATAATCGCCCCGCTGGCCGAGCTCCAGCAACTCGACGGCGCGGCGCATGGTCAGCGCCCGCAGCGGGTTGTAGTTCTCGCGCCAGCGGTTCGCGGCAGTAACGATCTGCCCCGCCTGGCCCGACGATGTGCCCGACCTGGTCAACCGATCCCCGCGCTTCGGCGCCGGGGCTACCATGGGCTGCTCGATGATGTTGCCCGTGGATGCCGCCGCGCCGGTGGCCGTGGCCGCGAGCGATGGGGGGAATCCTGTGGTTCGTTTCGCGCTCTTCATGCCAGCACACTCCTATTCCGCCGATCGGCGATGATCTTCCCTCGCCGTCCGCCAGCGAAGGCCCTTGGCAGCATTGGCACCGCGCCGTCTCCCGCCGCCCGGCTGGCCAGCGCCAGCGCCGTGCATCGGTCACTGTGGCCCTGCTGGGTGCGCGGGCTCCAGTAGCTATACTCGCCGTTCGAGATGATCTGCCGCATCTCATGCAGATCCTCGCGGATTACCGTCGAGACCGGGATCCGCAGCTTCGTCGGCGCTTCGAACCGCTTCCGCAGCCTCGGGAAAATGAGCCGCTTGAAGTTCGCGGTGAAGGTGCACAGGTCAATCTTGCCGAACTCATGCGACTCCGGATGCCATCGCCCGTGCTCGCGCGCCATGTAATCGCCCAGACCGATGCCCGGCCCGGTGTAGTCGAAGCACACCCGCGCCGCGCCCCGGATGCGGCTCCGGAGGATCTGCTCCTGGTCCGGCGTGGCCACATTCTTGAGCACCAGCACCTCGCGCGTCCAAAGGATGTCTCCCACCTGCTGGAGCGTCCAGCAAACCGTGGGGTCGTTCGAACGGCCGAAGTCGATCCCCAGATAGCAGGGGTTCGTGCTGCCCGCGTCGGCCAGGTCCCACGCCTCGGTGGCCTCGGCACTCTCAGCCAGCGCCACCAGGTCGTAGGGCAAGAGCACGTTCGAGCCGTCGAGGAATTGGCACAGAAACTCCTGCGCCCAGCCGTCCTGGTCGTCGAACGCCTCTCGCAACTGAGCCACATTCACCGGCAGTCCCATCAACACCGCGTGGTAGATCGTCGTCAGGTGCCGGCTCCACGTCATGACGGCCGTGTCCGGCTTCGTCCAGATCTTGTGCATCGCCCCGCCTGAGCCGTTGGGCGTGGTGACCAGCCGCACCTTCTTTTCGCCGCCGCGAAGCGGGTTCGTGATGCTGGGCAGGATGGCTCGCCACGTCGCCGCCGCGTTCTCGAAGAAGTCGAACTCGGTCAACAGCAGGTTCGAGGCGCGTCCGCGAACGGTGTTCGGCTTGCCGGGCACCGCGCGCATCCGGCTGCCATTGGAGAAGGTGATCTCGGCGCTCTTGAGCAGCGTGCCGCTCCCGCCCTCGCGCTCCTCGGCGTAGTCATGGATGCGCAGGTCGAAGGCCTCGGCCCAGGTCTTGCCCTGGTCCAGGGAATCCAGCGCCTGCCGCTCGCTTGGGGCCGCAATCATCCAATCCGTCTTAGGTCGCAGGTGACAATCCTCCGCCGCCTCGCTCTCGCTGGAAAAGTCCTTGCCCGTCTGCCTCGCCATCAAAGCCGCCTTGAACCGGCTCTTGTCCTCGCGATAAGCGAACTGGTATTCCAGCAGCAGCGACCGGGGATCCTCCTTCGGATAGGGATTGGTCCATCCGTTGGCATTCACACCCAGCGTGTGCGTCGCTACGCGCTTCTCCAGCTCGTCAATCGGCACATCCCTCAATCCCGCGCCCGCCGTCTTGCGGGCGGCCTCGATCCGGGCTCGGAGTTGCTCAACAGCCTCCTTGCATTGAATCGAAGGCAAATTGACCGGGTGCCCCATCCTTCCTTGAGACTTCGCCCGCGCGTCGCGACGCGCCGGCTGGCCGCCCGGTTCGGCCTTATTGCTCTGTACTTTATGAGGAAAGCGTGGCGGCGTCTCGGCGTCGGGGGCGCTGCCGGCCCCCGACGCCTCCGTTGCAGCCGCTGGCCGCGGGGCCACTTCACCAGCGCACTTGTCCTTCACTCCCCCTTGCGGGTGTGTTACTGGCTGGGAGCGGTGGCCCCTATTGTTGGAATTCCGTTTCATGGGTTAGGCGATCCCGAACACTTCCCGCATCCGTGCCGCCTTTTGTTCCGCCGTCAAATCGCTCTTGGTGATTGCCTCCGCCTGCTCCGCCTTGCGCGCCTTGGCCTCCATCAGCGCGATCTGCCGCTCATGCAGGTCCTGGTCCCGCGCCTTGAGCACCAGCCCCAGGATCGCCTTCACGTCACCCGGCCTGGCCTCCGGCGACTCCGCCAGCTCATAGGCCCGCTGCTTGATGGCGTCGATCGTCGCCGCATCAAACTGCCCCGGCGTGATCGCCGCCGCCTCGGCGCGCTGCTCAGCCGTCCCCAGCGCGCGATTGCGGCGCACCATCAGCATCGGCGCGCACACCTCGTTCCAGAACTTCCGGAAGCAGTCGAGCGACCGCAACTTCACCCCGAACCGCTTTTCCACCATCACCAGAGCCTCGTGGTAGGGCATCCCGGTGAGCAGCCATTGCGCCAGCTCCGCCTGCTGCTCCTCCGGCAGGTTCAGCAAGACTGCGTCTGAACGGGGTTTCTTCATTACGAGTCCAGACCCGCCTGGGCCAGGTAGTCCCGACCGGCCGCCGTGGTCGAGTAGTGCCGCACCTCCGGCGAGATCGCCTTCGCGCTCTCACGCAACAGCGCCTTCGCCGGGTCCGCCAGATAGTTGATCTCCGCCTGCACCTGCTCGCGGCTCAATCCCCGGAACCCCTCGCTCGCCAGATACTGCCGCGCCAGGCCGATCGTGAAAAACCCAAGCCCATACCGCAGCAGGCTCATGCGGATCTGCTCCCGTTGTTCGCTGGTGATGTCGCTCATATCAGTGTTTGCCATCCGTGTTCCCGCGTCCGATCACCCCGAAATTCCTCAGCATCGCGATGATCCGGTCTGGCAGCGCCTCTACCGTGCCGATCCGGTCGGCCATCGAGTCCACCGCCGTTTTCAATCCGCTTACCTCGCGTGCCACCCCGTTGATCTTTTCGTGCAGCGATGCCACATCCCCCTCGCGCCGTGATTGCAGATCGTCGATCCGCTTCATCGCCAGATCGTGCCGCGCCCGGCAATCCTTCTCCGAGGCCGGCGTCATTCCCTCGTGGAACTCCAGCGGCTGCGGATGCAGATCCACCGACTCCCGCTTGCCCGCGATCGTGTTCCGCGCCTTGGCCAACTGGTTGAACAGCATCACCAGAAACGCCAGCCCGCCCAGCACCGACCCCGCGCAACCGATCCAGATGAGCACCTGCGCCCCGTTAGGCTGCGGAATTTGGGCAATGAAGTATCTCATGTCAGTTCTTCGGGGTTAGCGGAGGACGGCCCGCCGGGCCATAGCTTCCTAGCGGAGGCCGGCCGTTGCGCTGCCATTTCTGTGCGTCATCGAAGTGTTGCAGGTGCCCCGCATCGATCCAGAAACTTCGGCCGCCGTCTGGCAGGTAGGTCACTCCGTCCCCAGGCTTGGTCTGCCAGGCCGCGCCGTAATCCAACATCAGCGCGTTATAGCGCTCTAGCGCATGGGCCGTGATGAACGCCCCCGTCGTCTCGCCAGCCGAGTTGGTAGTCCACCCCAGGAAGCCGCTGTTCTGGTTCGTCCCGTCCCAGCTCGCCACGGCCGCCGCCGCGCGCGGTGGCGTCACGGTGCCATGGCAGCCCGCCAGGACCACCGCCCCGACGAATAGCCCCACCGCCAGCGCCAACTCCGCCAAATCCTTCCGGATCTGCGCCGTGTCCCGCTTCGCGATGGTTTGGGCCGTCGCATCCGCCTCCTTCTGGTCCTGCACCCGTTTCGCGCCGGCCTGGACCGCCGTGGTGTTCTTCAGCGCCTGCCGTTGCGCCGTCCAGCCCATGAACGCCGTGAACGCGTCCAGGCCCGCCTTGATCGTCGAGAGGATGGGGATTTCCATTCGGGGTCCTTTCCTGTGGTGCCTCTGGCCCCTACTTCGCCAACCCGGCCAGCCCCAGGCTGATCCCGTTGTACACGGCCCGCGTGATGGCAATCGAGATCTGCCCCGCCACCGTCGTCCCGTATTTCGCCAGCAAAGCCTGCTCGATCGTCGAGGCCGTCGTCACGATCGGCGCGAAGGCGCTGGCCAGGCTCGCGTCATCGCTCTTCCCCAGCGCCTCCAGGATCTGCTGCACACTGCCGGCGTTCGCCCCATCCAGCAGCCCGCCCAGCGCCGTCTGCGCATCCTGCAAGGCCGGGATGGCATTCGTCGCCGCCATCCGCGCCCCCACCGTCGCCCCCGCCACCAGGCCCTGTATCCCCAGGCAATCCAGCGCCAGATTGTTCGTGTCCACGATGGTTACCGTGTTCGTCACCGGCGAGAAGACCCCGCCCTGCGCATTGGTCCCGCCCGGCGTCACGCTCACCACCTTGCTCGTCATGCACGCCGTGATCCCCACGCACAGCGACCCCACCAGCAGCACGCTGGCGATAGCCCCCGGCGCGATGCCGGCCTGCCGGTCCGCCGCCCCGCCGCCATTCCCCTCCGCCTCGGTCGTCATGCCATGCCGCAGAAAGGCCGCCACCATCGCCAGCAGCAGCCCGTAGATTTCCTGTGGCACCACCCACTTGTGCGCCCACTGCCCCGCCAGCAGGATCACCGCAATGAAAATGGTGAAATACGTTTTCTTGCCGTTCAGCAACGAGATGAGGTCTTTCATGGTGTCCGCTCAGTGTTCGGTTTGTTTCATACTTCCAGTATGAAACCACACCCCGCCCCGCCCCCAAACCAGACGGTAGGCCATTACAGCGCTTTCCTGAAAAATCCTCCTATCCCGCCCCTCCGCCACCTTCCTTCACCCTTCAGCCCCTGGACTTTCCCCCAGACCCCTTTGCAGATTGTACCAGTTCCTTGAATTTCGATTGTTTGACATACCCCCCGGTGATTGCTCCCCCCGACGCGTCCTGGGGCATTTGGGCGCAAATCGCCCTTTCACCCGCCCGCGCCCGGAATCCCTGGCCATCCAGGCACGAAAAAAGCCCGGTCGTGAGACCGGGCTTGGCCTGGCGATTTCTTGGGGCTAATATTTCCCCATCCCTACCTGTCGTCTACCATCATTCCCATGTCATATACCGGCAACCCGGCGCGGACCTCGCCAGTGGGCATCGCGAAGAAATCAACCAGATATGTCTCCCCGTATGGAAATGCCTTCAGCCCCTTGTTCACATCATCGAGCCTCATGCCGGCTTGAATTGACGTGAGTCCTTGAGCTCTCATGCGCTGGCCCGCCATCGCCGCCGCTCGGCTATATTCGTCTGCCGAAGCCGCAAAACCAGGAAACGAAGGTGCCGCGTTTGCGACGGCGCGCATCATACCAGCCTTTGCGCCCTGCTCGTTCACCCTCGCGGCATTCGCCTGCGAGGCGGCATACATATTCTCGCGGATCTGATTTAGTGCGGTCCAGGTTCCCCGGAGATCCACAAAGCGCTGTGCGTCCTTCGTTGGTGGGTGCTTGAGATAGATGGTCGCCGGGGCACTCGCGTGTGGAGCGGTCTCGATAAAACCCGCAACTGTCCACCCCTCAGTGGTTCCCTGCGTTGGCTCGCCAATGATCCGCACCCATGCCTTCAATGGCCGTGCAGCCGGCCCATCGGATGTGCTTCGTTCTGGGTGCTCTGCTGCGAATGTCCACGCATTGCTCCACCACGTGCAGAGCGGACGCAGGTCCACGCTGTAGCCCCCGACGAGCCTCCTTGGAAATCGCATGCAATGCAGACTTGCCACCGACACCGCGCCTCCCGAGTATCGCGATGGCTGCTCCGTGATTTGGTCTAACCCTCCGGCCTTTCCAATCATCGCCGGGACCAGCATTAAAATCGCCCAACTTGCAGTCTTCATGGCCTTCATTTTGCTGTGAATAACTTCCCGTGTCCATTTCAAACCAGAGACAGCGGATGTCTCACCCCTGGACAGCATAATCCCATCATGAAGCAAACGCCTGAACTGAATCCGCAACTTGAGACAGTCCTATCTGGGTTCACCCTGGAACAAATCGAAGCGCTGGCCGACGAGCTCATCAGGCGGTCTCGGGTCGCGTTCGCTTCGTCCGTTTCTTTGCCCTGGCCGCTTCTGCCGCCATCGCCTCGATCCTGTCTGCGGCGGCTTTCACCGCTGGATCAAGGTTAGGGTCCGGCATCAGATTCACATAGTCTGCCGATACTGCCGGGTTTGCGGCGGGGTTCTCCGGATAGCGCGCCTTGCGTGACCTGTCCGGAGCGCGGGCAAGGCCCATCGGAATTGCAATTTTCCGCCGGGCAAGCTCGTTGATAATGGCCACGCGGACAAAGTCGCTTCGCGTTTCGCCTTTCATCTCGCGGCCTTGGTCTAGTCCACGGAGCAGTTCACCGTGCAGGGCGAAAGCAATTTGCGTCTGATCTTTGGATCGTTTGTTCGGCATACCTGCATTCTTTATACACCCCGAGAATATCAATTTCAAAGATTTTTGGAAAAAGATCTTGCGTGTGGTGTATAACTCAATTATATTCAATCAACATGAAACGTGGAACAACGAAGAAAACGGAAAGCGGGATGGTGGCCCTGTGGGTGCCTCGGCCCTTACTCGCGGCTATAGACGCTGCAATCACTCGCGAGGACAGCGACCGGTCTAAATTCATCCGTCGCGCCGTGCGCGCGCGGCTCATCTCGATAGGGATCACCGTCCAGGAGTAGCCATGAAAACCCGATCCATCATCGATGACATCATCTTCCGCCTGGTTATGATGCGGATGCGCTGGTCGGCCAGACTAAGACTGATGGGCAATGGCAACAACCCATGGGAGGCCGGTGTTCATGATTGCTCTCTCAGCCTGATCGAGGTCTCGCTCCGCTCGTCCCTGAAGAAGGATCGCCGCCTGGTCGGTTCCCTCATCCGTTCCGAGATCGCCGCCTACAAGTTCCGCCGCGCCCACCACAAATACTGAACCCATGAAACCGCCCCCTATGAAAAACGAAACTCCTGCGCCCGCCAAAACCGGATCAGGCTCATTTCGAGCTGAGCATCCACCGGGATCCTCTCCCCCCACCTGGCCGCCGCTGCCATCCCCACAAGCTCCTTGGCCGCGGCCAGCCGTAGGTGGAGCTGGGCGCACACCGGGTCTGGCACCGTGGGCCATTGCCGCATGGCAATCCATTGTCGCACAGCCGCGTCGGCAGCGCACAGATCTGCCAGAGGGATGGCTGCCACCCAGCCGGGGATTTGAGGCGCCAGGCACGGAGCCGGCGCCTGCCGCTCCCCACTCCCGCAACCCCTAATCCTATGCACACTCCCCATCTCGTCTACGCCGCCGGCCAGCCCACCAAGTCCGAGCTGCTCGCGGCCGCGGCCCAGCACCTCGCCATTGTCCCCAAGCGCCCGATGCTCGCCCCCGTTTATTACCTCGAAGCCATCCTGGCTAAGTCCCAGCGCTTCCCCATCCACCGCGCCATGATGGTCGCCCAGACCGCCGGCCGGAACTGCTCCCGATTCGTCCGCTTCGTCCTCAACTAAGCCCCCATTCCATGACCCCCACCCAACTCGACCAAATCACCCAGCTTGCCACCATCCTCCCCGATGGCATCGGCAGCCGATCCGAGGCCGCGATCGCCATCGTCGAGCGCGCGCCGGCCGTGCTCTCCATCCTCTCCGATGTCCGCATGGCGCCGCCCGGCTGGGGCGTTGTTCGTGACATAGACCGCATCATCGCCGACGCCGAGGCCGCCACCGCGAGGAGCCTGCCGCTATGAGCTGGTCCACCGAACCCGATCCCGTGCCCCGCCCCGGCTCACCCCAGGAACGCGCCCTCTCTCTCCTCCGCGCCCACTCCGTCAGCCCCGAGGCCGCCCGGCGCATGAAAAGCTTCGTCGCCGATCAGCAGGCCCGCCTCAAAGCCATCGATGACACCGCCGAGGCCGCCGACCGCCAGGCCGGCCTCAACCAGCGCCCGCCCATGCCCGATTAATCCCCCGCTCCATGGACATCCAAACCTATCTCCCCGTTACCGTCGACCTCCTGCTCCCGATGTGCGACCTCCGCGGCGCCCGCCAGCAGCTCAAGCTCCGCGAGAACGTCATCAAGGAGCAGGCGGACATCGGGGCCATTCTCGCCTGGGACATCTCCCGGTCCGGAGCTAAGCGCCGCGAGTATCGTTTCCTCTCCGCCTCCGTCTCCGCCTGGCCCACCGCCCCGGTCTTTGCCGAGTCCGACCTCCTCCGGCTCATCTACGGCGCCCGCCCCGGCGTCGTCATCCCCTTCATCACCGGCAGCGCCTTCTCCGAAGCCTGGAACTGCGACTCAGGCCATACCATCAACCTCGTCACCGACCAGACCCTCTCGGTGGTCTACGGCACCACCTACGGCCGCGGCCGCGGCCGCACCCCCTGCATCACCTGGGGCAGCGCCGTTGATTTCCTCCGCAACCGCAAAATTATATGATCCCATCCCCCACTCCCGGCGCCTGGTCCACCGAGTCTATCGGCTCCGGCACCCTCTGGCTCGAAGGCTACCTCGCCCGCCATCCCCACTGGGTCTCCTCCGGCGACCTGGCCAACGCCCTCTGCCACCCCGCCGATGACGGCTCCAAGCGCCTCATCCGCCGGCTGGCCCAGGACAGCGCCCTCATCATTTCCGGCCAGCTCGGCTACCGTCACGTCGCCAGCGCCACCCCCGACGAACTCGATCACTTCGTCGCCTGGATGCGCAGCCAGGGCCGCGAGATGATCGCCCGCGCCGACCGCATCGCTTCCGCCGCTCACGCGGCTCAACCCCAACCCCTCCTGATCCCCATCCATTCCCATGACTGAACATCTCTATCACTGCGCCACCTGTGGCCGCCACAACTTCCTCCGCCGCGCCCGGCACACAAAAACATTTGCCGGCCATACCGACATCTGCCACGGCCCGTTCCTCCTCCAATCGGATACCCCCTGCCACACCTGCAACGCCCGCAAATCCCGCGCCTGCCCCGATCCCAGCGTGATCGGCAATACCCCGTGGGCCGGCTGCGGCGCCTGGGTGCGCTCCCCCGAGCCCGATCCCACCCCCGTGCGTCCCGAGGGCGAGCCGGCTCCCGAACCCTCTCCCGAGCACCCAGCGGGCGTCCCGGTTGCGGGCCGTGACTTCGCTCTCTGTACCACCGAACTGGATTCAAGTTCGGCCGGGGAGCTTCAGATCGCCCAGGCCCGGCCCGCCCTCACCGTCATGTCCTCCGACATAGCCTCGCAAGTCGACCGCGTAAACCACCTCCATGCTAGCTTCCAGCGCTCCGCCAATCAGGTCGTTATCTACGCCTATTTGGCCGGGTGCGAGCTGGTGGCCCTTAAAGAATCCGTCAAACACGGCCAATGGCTGGCCTTCCGGGAGTCCTATTTCCCGCACATCGCCAACCGGACAGCACAGCGCTATATGCTCTTCGCCGACCAAATACGACACGCATTGGCGGATTTGCCGACTGTGGGTAATGTGAAGCTCCTGGAGAACGGGGAACTCCCCGCCGCAGAAGAGGCTAAGCTAGTTGCCGCCTTCCACGATCTGGCCGGTGGCAAAACGCTCACCGAGCTATATCGCGACACCGGTGTCATTCGCGACAAGATCCCCGCCGCCCATCATCCCATCAAGCCCCGCACCATCGATGAGCAGCTAGCCTCCGAGGCGGCCAAGGCCGAGCAAGCCCTCGCCGGTCTGTTCCTCGAAATCACCCTGCTCAGCGGCGAGATCGACAATGAATATAGCGCCATCCGCACGCACATCAAGCGCAGTCGGTGGAAGGAAGTCCTCCGCGCCCTCCGGGGGCTCAGCGCCAAGGTAACCCCTCTCACCAAGGGCAAGGCGTAGCACCGCCCCCATCCATCACCCCACACCATGATCACCGACCTCGAAACCAAACCCGCCGCGCTCAGCTTTGACATCCCCGCGGCGGACGCCCAATCACACTCCTACCTGGTCGGTGAGGATGCCATCCACGATGCGCGGCGGCTGCTCCGCGCCATGGAGCAGATATACCATGCGCCCAAGGTGCAGACGGCTTGCCGGCGTCTTGCCGCCGAGCTGAAACGCTCCGGCAAGCGCGCCTGGGCCGCCCACACCCTCCGCGCCAAATACTACCAGTATATCGGCTCCATGGTGAACCCCAAGGGCTACCCGGCCGGCGACTGGCGCATCTGCCTGAACCACAGCAAGGCGGCCGGCCTGCGTGGTCTGGAGTTTGGCGACCAGGCCCCGGTCTCCACCCGTGGCGCGTTCCTGGATTTCTACCGCCGGATCACCGAGAACAACCAGCGCAATTCAGGCGGGGCCTTTGATGAGATGGTGCAGATCTGGCGCACCGGCGTGGACCGCTCCGGAAAGACCTGGACCGCCATCCCCGGTTATTCGGCCTGGCCAAAGGCCGTCCCGGCCACCGACCTGCCCAAAGGCTGGAGCGAGGCCAACCTCCGCCGCTTCGCCTCCGACCCCTACGACCGCACCGCCGCCCGCATCGGCCACGGCAAGGCCAGCCTCCTCCGCTTCCCCGTCATCACCACCCGCACCACGCTCCACGTCGGCGAATACACGGAGTTGGATGACCATGAGTTTAACCAGAAATCGCTCTTTCAGCAAAAACCCATGCGCCCGCTCGGCTTCGGGGCTGCCGATATCCTCTCGGGATGCCTCTTCCACGCCGGCTTCAAACCCACCCTGTGGGATTACGAGGACGAAGTCCGGCGCAAGCTCACCGAGCGGGAGTTTATGTGGTTTGTGATCGCAGGCCTGTGCGGCTACGGCTACCGCCGCGACAAATTTGGGACGCACCTGATTGTCGAGCGCGGCACTGCCGCCATCCGCGATCCCTTCAAGTCCCGGCTCGAAGAGTGCCTCGGGAAATACGTCCACGTCGAGGTAGGCGGCCGGTTCGGCAAGCCCGCCCACTCCGGGCAATTCGAGGGCCGCAGCAAAGGCAACTTCCGGACCAAGGCGTTGATCGAGGGCTGGTGGAACCCCATCGATAACCAGACCGCCATGCTCCTCGGCCAGGTGGGCAAGGACCGTGACTCAGCGCCCGAGCAGCTCCACGGCGCCGAGCGCTACACGGCCAACACCATGGCCGCCTTCGCCTCTGCCGGCCTGTCTCCCGCGCAGGGTAAGTTCCCCTTCCTGCCCTGGCATGAATGGCGCGAGGCCGCCCTCTCCGCCATCCACGCCATTAACACCGACCGCCAGCACGACCTCGAAGGCTGGGAACGTCTCGGCTTCGTCCAGCCCGTCTGGCGCATGCCCAGCATCGGTGGCGCCGCAGACCAGTGGCTCCCGAGGCACGCCTTCGAGTCCCTTCCCGACGCCCAGCGTGGCGTGGTGCAGGCGATGCTCGATGCCGATCCATCCCTCGTGAAGACCATCCGCCTAAGCCGGCGCGAGGTGTGGGACGCCGGCGCGCGCGAGCTTACCCGATTGCCCTTCGAGATGATCCCATCACTCGTTGGCCGCGAGAACGCTTTGAACGGTGGCCGCAAACCCCTCCCCGTGAAGCGCGGGATCCTCAGCTTCGAGTGTGCCGAGGTGGACCCCGATCCGCTCTTCTTCACCGCTCGCCGTCCAGACGGATCCTTCCTCAAAAACGACTCCGAATACGTCTGCTTCGTGAACCCCTTCCTGCCCACCCACCTGGTGGCCTGCGAAGAATCCGGCGCCAGCCTCAAAGTCGTCTGCGTCTGCGAGCGCTACCATCCCGTGGACCGCACCGACCCGGACTCCGTCCACCGCGCCCTCGGCGTCCAAAGCTCCTTCGAGGCCCAGGGCCGCCAGCGCCTGGACCTCCGCCACCCCGACCAGGCCGCCGACAAGGCCGCGATGATCGCCCACAACCAGCGCCTCCTGGCCTCGGTGGCCCAGCCCGCCGCGCCCGTGGTGATAGCGGAGACCGTCGCCGACGACTGCACCACCGACCTGCTCGCCAAGGAAATCCCCACCCCGGAAGTGCCCTGGGACTAATCTCTCTCATCCCCAAACCCTAAACCAATAATCCCCAATGAAAGCTAGCATCCTCACAGCCGAAAACCTCGCCCTCATCAGCGCCCTGCGGGACGAGTCCCTCAAAGAGGCGTCACAAACCGCCTTCGCGCGAGACTACCTGCCCTTCTCCGTCAGCAAGTGGTCCAAGATCGCCGACGCCCTTGACCCGGAAAAAGAATCGTATTTCGACGAGGTATCACCCGAAGCTGGCCGCGCCATCCTGGACCAGCTCCGCGCCGCCCTCGCCGACCTGCCCCGGCTCCGCTCCCAATTCGAGCGCGCCAACAATGTGCCCGGAATCATCGAGCTCGCTCAGTTCACCGCCGTCCGCAAAGCCTGCGAGGCCGCCCGCGCCAAACGCAACCCCGAGCGCCTCATCAAATACCTCGCCCCCACCGGCGGCGGCAAAACCATGCTCTGCTCCTGGCTCGCCACCAAATGCAACGCCCGCGTCGTCGAGTCCCGTGAATCCTGGAAAGACTCCTACACCACCTTCCTGGTGGACGTGGCCCGCGCCATCTCCTGCCGCCTCGACGGCGAGCGCCGCCGCGCTCCCATCGAGGATGCCATCATCGCCACCAATCAGCGCATCCTGCTCGCCGTGGACGAGGCCGAGTATTTCGGCCCCGCCGCCCTGAACGGCCTCAAGCTCATCCTCAACAAGACCAACATCGTGGTTGTCCTCGCGGCCATCAGCGAGGCCCATGACCGATGGAACCGCTACTATCCCCTCGAAGCCTCCCAACTCGACCGCCGCACACACGCCGTGATCCGACTCACCACTATCGCCGCCGACGACCTCGCCCCGTTCTTCCCGCCGCGCCAATTCGACGACCGCGCCGCCGGCCTGGCCCGCATTGCCGAGGAAGCTACCCGCTTCGGCGCCTACTCCCTCGTCGCCCGCATCGCCGCCCGCCTCGAAGGCAAAGAAAAGGTGGACTCCACCGAACTGGAGAAAGCCATCAAATCCGCCCTCCGCGAAATGAACCGCAGCCGCTAACCATCCTTTCCCTCCTAATCCAAATCCTAATCGTAATCGTAATCCTATGACCCTCCTGCAAGCCATCTGTCCGATCACCCACAGCCTCCACCACGAACTGGCCCGCGCCGCCAAGGCTCGCCAGTGCTCTAAGTCCATTGCCCCCAGGCCCGGTGACGGTGAGGAAACCACCCCGCCATTGCCCTCCGCCCACTGCCCCCGCTGCGAAGGCGCCGGCATCATCTGCACCGAGTGCGGCGAATCCAAGCGCACCTGCTCCTGCGACGACAACCTCGACACCACCTGCCCCGACTGCAACGGCACCAAACGATAACAACCCCGACCTACCTATATGACCCGCTACCTCCATTGCTGTTTTTGCGGCGCTAAATCCCTCGACTGCCTGCCCGATGCCGCGGGATGGTTTCAGCAAGAACAAGAACTAGAAGACGGTTCCTATGAAGTCCACGGGCGTTGTCCTGCTTGCACGTCCCATGACATGGGCCACCACATTGATTGCGTCCATGCTCATACCGCGGTTTGCAAGCGCCCCAAGGCCAGGCATAGACACACGGATGCCGTCGTCGCCTCCACTTTCCTTAAATGGTTGATTAACAGCCACGTCGTCGGCATCTGTGATACCTGCGGCGCGACCGTCCAGTTCGACCACCTCAAAAACGTGGACAGTCCGCCCGTGGCCGTTGGAGTCTCTATGTGCTGCCGCTGCCGGCACGCGATCCCTGAGACCCTTGAATGGCACGATGCCCGCGACCTCCCTGATGACGACACCACGGTGTTAATCCGCATCGTCGACACCTCGCCGCGTGGCGAGCCCGTGTGGTTGGGCTACCATAATGCCGGCGATCCTGATTTTCCGGGATGGCTTACCGTGGACGCCGAACCGCTGGAAGATGGCGAGGTCACCCACTGGGCGCACATACCCGCCGGCCCGACCGTTAGCTCGATCAGTCCAGGTGCGCACGCCAAAACCAAAAAGCGCCCCGCGAGGGCTAAACATCTCGCGTTGCCCACCAATCCATAACCCCCCAAACCCCCCATAAAACCTATGCCCGAAATCACCCTCCTCACCCTCGACACCACCGCCAAGCGCTTGCGCTCCAGCCGCGACGACCTGGCCGGCCTGGTCAACCAGCTCCACATCCAAGTCGAGGCCATCAAGAACGCCGCGCTCCCCGGCATCAAAAAAGCCGTGCAACGCGCCGCCGAACATCACCAGACCCTCACCGGCCAGATCGATGCCGCGCGGCACATCTTCACCAAGCCCAAAACCGTCGTCCTCCACGGCATCAAGCTCGGCCTCGAAAAGGGCAAGGGCAACATCGCCTTCGAGGACGAAGACAAGGTCGTCGCCCTCATCGAGAAAAAACACGCCGACCTGACCGACACCCTCATCCGCACCGAAAAGAGCGTCCTCAAAAGCGCCCTCAAGAACCTCGATGTCGCCACCCTCAAGAGCATCGGCTGCACCGTCGAGGAAACCGGCGACCAGATTATCATCCGCTTCACGGATCGCGAAGTGGATAAAGCCGTCAACGCCCTGCTCAAGGACGCCGTGGAAACCCCGGAAAGCTGATACCATGCGCCACCCATACCTGCTCTTCTTCGGGATCCTCTTCGTGGTATTCGGCTACCTCTTCGTGTTCTCCCTCTGCGCCGTGGCCGGCCGCTCAACCCGCGAGATGGAAGCCATGGGAATCGAGTCCGTATCACCGCCCGAGCTTGATTCCGGCGATGACGACCGCCGCCCTGGCTTGCTGGCCGTGGCCGTGGCCTTCGCGGTCTTCTGGGGCCTGGTCGCCATCGGCGAGATTGCCCTGCTCGCGGGCAGCGCCCGCGCCACCGCGCTGAGCATTGTGGACTGGCTCCGCGTCGAGCTCCGACACGGGAGGCTCTCATGACTGCGACACTGCACCCCTTCGAGTCCATCCGGTTCGGTCAGACCAGCATGACCTGCGACCTCAAAGACCTCCTTGCCATCGTCAAGCGCCTCGATCCCGCCGCCCTCCACGTCGTCTTCCGCGATACCAACGTGCAGCTCACCGTCCGCCTCGCCGCCGAGCGCCGCCTCCGCCAGCTCGATCTCCAGCGCCGCAAGCGGGCCATCCGTTACAGCGCTGGCGCTCTCAAGGCCGCCCGCGCCCAGGCCCAAGCCCTCGCCGCTCCGGATGCCGACGCCATCGCCGCCATGCGTGCCCGCAACGCCGCCCGCCTCGCCGATTTCGTG